AACGAGCAGACCGTCGAGCGCATCATGGATTCCAACGAGCTCGAGCGCGAGCGCGGCATCACCATCCTCAGCAAGATCACCGGCGTGCGCTACCAGGGCGTAAAGATCAATATCGTCGATACGCCCGGCCACAGCGATTTCGGCGGCGAAGTGGAGCGCGCGCTCAAGATCGTCGACGGCGTGATGTTGTTGGTGGATGCCAGCGAAGGGCCGCTGCCGCAGACACGCTACGTGCTGTCCAAGGCGCTCGAAGCGCACCTGCCGCCGATCGTGGTGATCAACAAAATCGATCGCCCCGACGCGCGCTGCCAGGACGTGCTCAACGAGATCTACGACCTGTTCATCGACCTCGATGCGACCGAGGACCAGCTCGATTTCAAGGTGCTGTACGCCATCTCCAAGGCCGGTGTGGCCAAAGAGTCGCTCGAAGATCCATCCACCGACCTGCGCCCTTTGTTCGATGCCATCCTGACTTACATCCCGCCGCCGGTGGGCGAGCCCGATGAGGTGCTGCAAATGCTGGTCGCCAATTTGGATTACAGCGACTATCTGGGCCGCCTGGCGATCGGCCGCGTTTTTCACGGCACGCTGAACTACGGCGACACGGTGGCTGTCGCCAAGCGCGATGGGTCGCTGCAGACCACCAAGATCACCAAGCTCTACTCATTCGAGGGGCTGAAGCGGGTGGACGAAACGGTGGGCCGGCCGGGCGACATTCTCGCCATCGCGGGCGTGGAAGGCATCACCATCGGCGAAACCGTCACCAGCGTCGAGACTCCCATGCCGCTGCCGCATGTCGCGATCGACGAACCCACCATCGCCATGGCGTTCACCATCAATACGTCGCCCTTCGCCGGCCGCGAGGGACAATGGGTGACGTCACGCAACCTGCGCGAGCGGCTTGACAAAGAGCTGCTCACCAACGTTTCCATCCGCGTCGAGGAACTGGGGCACGACACATTCAAAGTGATGGGGCGCGGCGAGTTGCAACTGGCCATCCTGGTCGAGATGATGCGCCGCGAAGGCTACGAGCTGGCCGTGGGCAAGCCCGAAATCCTCACCCGCACGGTGCACGGCAAGATCCAGGAACCGGTCGAACTGCTGGTCATCGATTGTCCGGAGAGTTTCCTGGGCGTGGTGATTGAAAAGCTGGGCGCACGCAAAGGCAAGATGGTCAAGATGGTGAACCACGGCTCCGGCCGCGTGCGCCTGGAGTTCCACATTCCCTCGCGCGGTCTGATCGGGTTGCGCAGCGAGATCCTCACCGACACGCGCGGCACCGCCATCATGAACTCGCTCTTCCACGGTTACATCGAGTGGCAGGGAGATATCCCGATGCGACCCACCGGCTCGCTGGTGGCGGATCGGCCCGGCCGAGCCACCGGCCACGCCATCTTCAATTTGCAGGAACGAGGCGAGATTTTCATTGCCCCAGGCGCAGAGGTCTACGAGGGCATGGTGATCGGCGAAAACGCGCGCGAGAAGGATCTGGACGTAAACATCGTCAAGGAGAAGAAGCTCACGAACATGCGAGCCTCCACAGCCGATGAGGCCATCCGCCTGGTCCCGCCACGCATCTTGAATCTGGAACAAGCGATCGAGTTTATCCGCGATGACGAGTTAGTCGAGGTGACACCGGCGTCCATTCGCCTGCGCAAGAAGATCCTGAAAGCCAACCAGCGGTAGCCGCCAGGATAACTAACGGCCCATGAACCTCGCTTGGGCAATTCTCATGTTCAATGGCAAAGCGTAACCGATGAGGCACAACTGATCGAGCGCAAACAGCACCACTGATTCTACTCCTGCCGCTACCGCCAGGCTCCATTCCTTGACCCACGGCGTAGTGTAATCGCTGATACCCACCAGATGACTCCTCTGCGACGGTGGGAAGCCGAGCTGTTGCGGCAACTGTATCGACTGGCGCGCCAGATCTAAATTGCGATCGCCGGTGTAAGTGAAGTTCTCGGTCTTGAGACAGGCCAGGTTTGCCGGCGTCCAGCAGGTTGCCGGGTAGTTGATCAGCTTGTTCAGCGGTGTGTTATTGACATCTGGCGGGTACAGTACCTCGAACTTCGTGTTTGGCGCCGACTGGCGGACAAACGCCATGATCGCTTGGGTGAATTGGCCAATCAGACCAGGCAGAAAAACGCACTCGTTCGGATACAGAGTCGGGTCGGCATTTTGGCTGGGAATTATCGCCATCGGCTGTCCGTAGGCTGCCTGGAAGCCGGAGGTCGTGCAGGCATCATAAAACGGCATGCCGCCGTGCGCCGCCCTATACCACCACTGAACCTCGCCGAACTGAAGATACGGAGTAATGCCGGCGTTCAACATGATCTGCGCCATGTCGAGGTACGCTTGCTGCCAGAATGCCGTGCTCTCTGGCCCGAAGTTCGTCTGTAGAGCTGGCGTGCTCACAGTGCACGCCGTGCCGTCCGGATACCGTTGAGCAATTTCTGCGTCAGTGCTTGGGTCACCGTTGCCGAGTTCCATGCTGAACGATGCGGTTACGCTGATGCCGCAGCTCTTCAGGGCCTTGAAATAGCTGAGACTCCAGTCCCGGGCCGCACGGTTCATCCGCGGCACGACGGTTAGATCCGTGAGCCATGTTCCATTTTGGCCCCCTGAAAGTGCGGTCTGAGTTGGGCTGGCAGTGAATTGCGTACTGTTGGTGCTGACGGTCAAAGCGATGCTGTTGCCCGCCAAGCCCGGAAGCCGTGAAGTGATCGTGAGACTGGTTCCGTTGGCTTCGGCCCACACCTCGGTCGAACCGGCGTTGATCAACAGCTCGAAGCAGGCGGCGATGCTTTCTGCCGTATCGCCGATCAGATTCCAATGCTGCAGCGGCGTTCCGTCTAACTCGATTGCGGTCTCCCCACCAGGACCGAAATAGGGCTGGCCGGAGAATGTAATCGTCGCGGATGCGTATTGATTGCCCGTGCAAACCAGTTCATAGAACAGCAGCGCTCCCGCATAGTGGTTTAATCGGCCGCGAAGCCCTAGGGTATTGACCAGCCACGCCGTTCGTTCAGGGGCGAGCGCCAGAGAATGGTTTGTATCCCAGTCCGTCGCCGCTGCCGTTCTCGGCATCGCGCTGAATGTCGGAAGATTGTTTGTCGGAACGGCGATTTCGAGAAAGTCGAAGTACACCAGGGTGTCTGCGGTTCCGGAATGGGTAATCGTAACCTCGTGTTCAGCGGATGAAGTTTGCTGCCCCAGCGACACTCGCATCAGAACGTCTTCGCCAGCAAGCGCCAGGTCGATTACGGTCGGCGTGCCGTCGTCCACTTGTACAGTTACCTGTCCACCGCCCGCCAGCGCCCGCGTGCCGAGGTACAAGGTGTGGGCAAACGGCGAAATATAAAAGCACTCGACAGCGGAGCCAGGGGCTGTCGTTGAGTGTATGGACCCCCCCGAGTAATTTCCTGTCTCGGAGAGCCAAGTGCCGGTGTAAGTGAGCGTCGTGGAATCGTCTTCGATCCGCCGGCTGCCGGGGCCTGCGACTTGATATTGTGAGCCGCTCCCGGTGACCGTCCAATTCGACACGACCACCGAGAACTCGCTGCGCTGGAAATCCGCCGTTTGCATGTCCGCCGCCCAAGTCCATCGCAGCTTCCGCACATTGGTTACGTTAGCCGTGGGAATCGAGACGCCGTTCATATCCGTCAGATTTGCGAAGTCCAGATTCACCTGCCAGGCCGTAGGCGACACGCCGTTCTGGAACAGAGCCGAGGGCGGTGTCCAGGATTCTGTTCCTGCACCGTGTACGGTTCCATATACGCCGATCCGATTTCCGTTGGATCCCGACACTCCCAGATAGGTGAGCGTGATTGTCGATCCGTCGGCCGTTGCGCTCACTCGTCCCGTCTGCTGATTCGCGGTGATAATCCCGGCTAGCGCTGTCGCCGCGCTGCTCAACGTGTCGCCAGACACCAACTGGTAGTTGTAATGCTGGTCCAGCCAGGCGAGTTCGACGTAGTCTCCGCTTGTCGGCGCGCCTGACAATTGGAACTGAGCGGTGGCGGGAACCGCCGTCGACAGAGGCGTCGCATATTGCAACAAAGGGACCTCGTAGATCTGCTCCGCTCCGCCTATTTCCGCCCATATCCTCAGGTACGGCCAAGGTTCCGTTGGGTACCACGTGGAATCGAGACCGATGCAGTTAGTACGCGCTTCCTGGTAGGATAGCTGCAACCCGCTCAGGTCCCCGTCGGGAAGATTACGCAAGCTTGGGTATTCGAAGACGTTGTCCCGGTTCCATTCGAGTACCGCCCAATCAAACTGGCTCCGCCAGCAACCGGAGACCGTGAATCCATCCGGGCCAGTCTCGCTCAGAGCCGCGATCGCCGATGGCTCAAAGAAATAACACTGAAGATCCCGGTCGGGGCGCAGTTTGGACAGTGTGTCATCCATCAGAGTCGAATGATTACGGTGAGGTCCGCGCCCGGATAGTTTTGCCCCACCGATTGGACGGCTAGTGTGATCTGATCGCCCGCCGCTAAAGGCGGCAGGCCACGTCCGCTAACGTCGCTGGAGATAGCTTCGTTCGCCTGAAACACCAACTGGCAGTAAGCCGACCCGTTGACGTTGAGTTGGAGTTGCACCGTCGCATCCGCCGCTGCGCCGAGCACCGCATAGATGTCCCCGACCGAATGCGCTGCATCCACCACCAGGGCTGGCGCCGCCGATTGGTCTATCGACAGGAACCCCTCTACCTGAATGGAATACTGGCCGCCCGAAAGTGTCCGCAGGCCGCTATCGACCGTGTGCGTCAAACATGCGCTCGCCAACGGGCTGTTTCCTTTTTGGTTCGTAACGAACAGTTGCGCGCTCGCCACCCGCACGTCCGGAAGCGGCACCGGAAAGCTCCAGGTGCCGCTATAGGGGCTGCCAAAGAAGCTTTGCGGAAACCCAGCGATCGCTGTCAGGCCTGCTAAGTGATAGACGGCTGCCTGCGCGGCGTGCGCGCCGGCCGGGCTGCTCTGCGCACCCCTCTGGACGGTATACTGCACACCGCCCCCGCTTACGGCGGTGACCTCAAGCACCTCGCTGTCGATCTGCAGAACGCTGCCAGCCTGCGCCGGCCCTGGAGCATTCAGTGTCAAGCTCGTGTCGCCAGCCCCTATGGCGTCGGCGAGCGCGAAGCTGGTGGCGCCTTGCAGTTCGTCCCAGTAATAGACTGCCAGTGTCGCGGCTGAGATCGTCTCGGTGTCGGTCAGGTTACTGAAGGAAACTCCACTCAGGTCCAACGTCCCGCCGCTCTTTCCGGCGCCCAGGCCAAAGAAGGGTGTCGGTGGCGCTGCGCTGTCACTGAATCCGCATCCCCCAATTTGCCACCGCGTCACCGTCGATAGCGGCGGCGGGCACTCCACGTTGGCCGCGTTCGCAGACCGCCCCGTCACCTGAACCGTCTCGCCGCCTTGGTTGGGGACAATGAAGCTCACCGGACTGCTCTTAGTTAGTGCCGCAAAGTGCCAGCCCGCTTCCGCCACCACGAAATAACTCGTGGCGTCCGGAAGCACCACCCACGGGCTCGAAAGAGTTAGCGTCGTCGCATCGTTGCTCGCAATCGATGCCTCCTGCCCGGCTCCGCTTCCTCGCGTAACCCGCACTGTCATGCCCTGGTAACAGTTCGGGTTCATCTGAAGGTTCCCATTGCCCACCGTCGTCGGTGAGAAAGTACTAGCCGTCATTTCCGGCTGGAGTTCCATGCGCCAGTAGAAATTGGCATGGTCGAAATTCGGATCCGGCGGGGCAATCAATTGCGGCTGCGCACCGGAATCGGTGAAGCTACTCCCAATTGCCTGGCCCGAAGCGATCCGCAGCAATTCGGCGGGTGTCGTGCCACGATAGACATTGAACGTACTGGTGCCCCGAGTAAAGCTGAGCCCCGTTAACGTCACCGAAGACCCATCGCTCACAATCACCGCCGTCACGATAAACGAGAGCGCGCCTTCGTCTCCCGACCCGTCCACGCCGGAAACGGCGTAATACAAGACCTGGTTTGCCGCGAGCGTGCCGCCCGTCCCAATCGTCGCAGCCAGGCTGACCAGTGGCACGCCAGGTCCCGCAGCGGCCGCGGCGGCTGGCGCCACAAAGCTCACGGCCAGGTTTGCCTGCATCGTCCCATCACTGGCCGTCGTGTCAGTCTCGGCAATGCCAAACTCCACGAGTCCGTTCGCGTCCACCACGCTGCCCAATAGCGGCTTCGGGACTCCCATGGTGGCTGTTGCCTGTTGGTTCGCTCCTGCGGCCGAACTGTTCTGCCCGTTCGAATCGAGATACCAGGCGTCATCATGGATCTGCGCCGTGATTACCGCTGTCCGGTAGTTAGTCGCCGGAGTTATCTTGGATACTCGAAATGGCTGCCGGCTGAAGCCCTCTTTCTGATAAGTTACAGTGATCAAGTCTCCGGGTTTGATTCCGAACGCCAGGATGCTGGTTTCAAACTGGATATAAGTGTTGCCCAACAGCGACTTATCGAGGTTGAATTTAAGAAGTCGGGCTGCCTGGTCGTAGTTGGGTAGTCCAATCGCCATCAGCGTGGCTGTCACTTGTTGGCCTGTCAGAATTACGTCATCCGGATCTACGACGGTGTAACTGTCCTGCTGGTAACTGTTTAGGGCGTCTTGAAAGTCCGCGCTCAAGGAATTCGGCGTGTCCCCGATGCTGCGCGACGAAACCACGACCGTCGGCTCTCCCGTCGATTTCCGTAGGATTCCCGAAACGCCCGTGGTTCCGTCGCCAAACTCGTAAGCCGGCCATCCCCCGTTCAGCGGTTCGGTGCTGTTGGACCACGGATTCTGTGCTGGCTGCTGCAGCGCCATCGAGTTCTCGATATTGATCTGCAACACGCCCCCGGAACCGTAAGTCAGGTACAGCCGGGACGCATTGCGAATGCCGCGGATCACATCGCCTGCGCTCCGCCGGTTCTGCAGCACCAGGTTGCATCCGAAACGGGAGATGGTGATCGGGTTGCCGTTCAGGTCCGTCGAGTTAATCGGCTCGTCGCAATACGCCGCCGCTGGCGCCAAAGTCGAGTAATCGATTTCGGAAGCCTGCCATCCGCTGCGACGCAGCATGTCGTGCAGAATCCAAACGGGGTTGCTGGTGAATGCGTTACTGAGCTGGTTGCCTTGTACGTCGTATGTCGGGACTATCAGTCCTTGCACCAGCACCTGGACCGAAGGCAAGGCGTTCCCATCGCTGATTTGATTCGGCACCACCACCGATAAGTACGCCATGCCGCCGTAGGGATCTCCTGCCGGCTGGCCGCTGGAGTTCAGGAAATTGAGATCGAATGCGCCGTCTCGCGTCCCCAACGTGAGGACGTTATACCATCCGGTGCCGGTCATGTTCTGCCCGCTCACGCCGAGCGGTATTTGATAACCGTTCACCAGCACGGTCAAAACGCCTTGAATCGTTCCGATGCCTAGCAACACCTCCATCCGTGTCAGGTTTCCGTCGTTGCGTGCAAATACGACCGGCGGATAGTACCACGCCGTTCCGTACACCATCGGTACATAGTCGTTGTAGCGCGCCTGGTTCACCGCCACGGCGGAACTGGTCCAATCCTTGCCGTAGCCTCGCACTGTGATCACCGGCGGAATGTATTCAATTCCGGCAAACCGCGTGAACATTCCGCGGGCCTGACAGTCAGTCGAGGCGTGCCCGCACGAGGTAAACGGTGCGCCGTTATTCAGGTTTCCGCAACCTCCCGGAAGACCAGCCGAGTAACCGCACGGATAGTAAAGGGAATAGCTGCCCTCTGCGCCGCCGTCGATGGCTTCCTGTTGTTGGGCGGGCGTTGACGGAAACGTCCACGGGCACAAGCGCTGAATCCGGATTTCGGGCAGATACACCCGCTGCAGGCTCATGCGGTTCGTCGCCGTTACGCGAAGCGTCGCTTCTTGGATCTGGTCCGGAGGGTTACAGATTCCCTGGAACACAACCACGGCGTCCGTGAGCGGTACGTTGTTGGGCAAATCGTAAAACACGAAGCTGACTGTGATCGTCGCGCCCCGGAACCCCGTGCTCTGTTCGATCTCCGAAAAATGTGAGTCCGCGTTGGCCAACAACAGGGTAATCGTCGGGCTTCCGTCGACACCCTGGTCCGAGGCGGTCTGAATATTGAACGCGCTGTGCTGCAACACGCAGGCGGCATAAGACGTGTTTCCGACCGTGATGCCGTGCGTGCACCAGTGCTCGGCGTTTCCGTTCGGCAGGACACAGTCGAAGATCACGAGCGGCGTATCGGTGATCGCACCCACCTTTAACTCAGAGACTGTTTGCATGGAATATGTTCACCGTTGCAGAATGGTGGTTCACGTCCGTGGATGTGAGTGCGAACGTGTCGTCGCGGAATCGCGCGTTCGCATAGACCCCGCCGGTGGTTCCGGTTTTGTACGCCGATGGCGCCGGCTGGGCTTCCACCTGCGGTCCGAACACGGTCACGGTAGTGCCCGCCGGCAGTTCGATCCCGAAATCGATCGAGCTTGCCGCAGCGTCACCCGTGCCGGCGATGTGAAAGCGGCTCCAACGGGAGTTCAGCGCGGCCTGTGCCGAGTTGATCCCAAGCCGCAACTGGATCGTCGCCGGCTGGCTGCTGAACGCGTACACGCTGAAGCAGTACGTGTAGTTGGTCGGCGCGTTCAGCGTCTGTACCAGTGTTTGCGCCCCCTCGCCGGAGTTTGCCAATTGCCACGCATTGCTGCCGCCCAGCGCATCTGGCGCACCGCCCGATAGAGTTAGAAACGGCGCCGCTTGCCAGACCGCGTTCCTCAAAGCCTCGCTCCACGCGAGTAGATTCGCCGCCGGGTCGAGGAACGTGAAGCTGTTCAGCGACCCTTCCATAGCCGTGAAGAACTGCTCCAGTGCAGCCAGCTCCGTATCGCTGAGATTGGCGTACTGTAGTTGCCACCCAACCGTCGCGCCGGCTGGGTCCGCCAGCTTGATCGAGCTTCCGTCCGCCGCCGAATTCACAACAGTTCGCGGTCTTCGTTGCTTGACAATCGGAAACTGGCTCGTCACCCCGGTTACTAACTGCGGATAGACACTCATGGTTATCCCCGGTTTTCCCTCACCGTCACCGCCGTTGCGCCGCGCATTTCTTCCGCCGAAGTCAGGTTGATGGCATCGGAGCCGAAGCTGCAATTGCTGTAGGTCTGGTTATTCCACGGGTCCGTGAAGGAGAAGCTGCCGAAGCTGCCCTGGTTCGATGCCAGAAACTGCTCGAGCGCAGCCAATTCCGTCTCGTCTAGCTCAGTCAGGCGGATCACCCACTGGTGCAGCGGTCCGGCGCAGTCCCGGTATCGCTGCTCGGTGCCATCCACAAACCGCACCACTTGGTTCTGGAACTTGACCGCTTTTGTCGCCGGATACTGTGCGACGGCGCTGGTTTTGAGGATTGGGAATGATGCCATGTCACAGATCGCTGATTACATCGTTGACTGAGCTCATGTTCAACATCGCACTGCGTACCGCCTGCGCGATGTCGGCGCTGCGGTCCAGAATGGATTGCGCATCCATCGCCTGTATATTCAGCGTCATTTGCGGTGTCGCTGTTGCGCTCTGCCCGGCGCTGCTTCCAGTTCCTCCGGTTGAAGAGCCACTGGCTCCCGAGGAACCCGCTGCGGTCGAGGCCGGCAATGCCGTATCGGCCAGCCGCGGCATCCCCAACTGGTCGTAGTCCGCCGCCGCCAGTCCATTCGGCGTATCCGCGCTTACAAAGTCGATGGATGAGGGCGGCTGGTACTTCTCGAGCTGAGGCGGAGCGGCGCTGCCCCCTCCGAACAATCCCATGAGCCCACTTACCAGCGGAACAATCCCAAGCCCGCCCTCCAGGAATGCCGTCAGCGCGGATTCGATCGTGCTCCCAGCCCCGCCTGTGCTTTGCGCGCTCTCCGCGCCGCCTTTAGCGCTCGTGCCCATCGGAGTCGCTGCGTAACTCTGGCCTCCTCCATCGTCGCTCGTCGGCCCGAACGCCGCGCCCGAGACGGCTTCCGCCAATGGGGCGCCGCTCGATTCGGCGACCTGGTCCGCGGCAGGCGTCTCCGGGACATTCGTTCCGGCCGCCTCCCTGAAGAATCTAAGAAGCTCCTCTTGCGTTGTGCTGCTCATGCTTGATTTCCGCCGCGAGTTCCTTTTCCAGAATGGCGAACGCTTCTACCTGTCGCGCGGTGAGCTGCTCTTCGTTCATCAGGCCCAACCGCCTTCGAATGAAAAACTCCTCTACCGTCGTTTGGCTCTCCGCCGAAATCAACGACCTGGGACAGGTTGCCAGGCTCACCCCCCTGCGCGCCCACACCGGCGCCCCGCCCACGGCGCGCACCGCCGGCAGCCAGCCGCACCTGCGCTTCGCCTCCAGGCCGGACTTCCGGCAAACGTCGCACCTCCACCCGGCCTGTTTGGAGAATTGAAAGTGGAAGGCGACAATCAGTTTTTTCGTTCTGCCCCGCTCAGGCCCATTTCGGCTTTAACGGCCGCCAGCGCTTCCCGAAACAGGTCCTCAGGTCCGCTGTCCGCCAACGTCGCTGGGGTTGCCGCCGCCCCATCCACTTCCAGACCGGCAACCTCCACCAGGCCCCACATCAGGTACAGCCGGTTGACCTCGACCTGGACCAGCGTCGAGTCCATTCTCTCGCCCGGCTCCCGGCCCGCCTCCAGAAACTCCATGCGCCGCGCCAGTTCCCGAACCTGCCGCATTAGCTCAACGCGCCGCGCAAAAGACATTCGCGCGATGCGAAACCTGACTCCCGGCGCTATCTTCGACTCCACATCCTTCACGCTCTCGTAAGTCATGCCTATCCAAACGCGATCGCGATTTCGTTGTCCACCGTGCCCTGCGCCCGGGACGGCTTGAACACCCATTGCAGCCGGTTCGCACTGTCATCGAATTGCGGAACCTCTGGAATTACGCGTTGCAAGTACACGCCCATCACCTGGCCCTGCAATTGACCAAGTTGGAACATCACGCTGATCGGCGTCTGCTGCCGCGCCGCCTGATACAGCGCCGGTGTTGCGCTGTCGGTCTGACTGTAAAGCCCGATCGACGCCTGCACAGTTCTATGTCCCGGTGAGATCGCTTGCGGGAGGCTGAAACCAAATTCCCGCGACCGGGTATCCAACCCGTTCTTCAGCACGACCGACGCTTCCGTCACCGTGAAGAACTGCGCTGGTGTTGTTCCCAGCCATGCCTCGCCCAGGTTGCCGGGCACGATCGAATAGTCGAATGCATCGATCCCCGGTTCCATCGGATAGCTCGTCAAATTACCCTGCCCGGCCGTGAAGCTGGCGCTGTCCAGCACATCCTGCGCCACTCCGCTGAAGTGGAACTCGTGAAAATCGCCGTCGATTTGGATCTCCATCTGATCCACCGCGGCGCCGCTCAGGATTCTCTGCACCGCGCTGGCCGGATCCCAGTAATCGAACACGCTGGCGCTCGGCAGCTCCGTCGCTGGTTGGTAAGTCACTGCCGCACCGATGGTAGTTCCACTAGCCGGGGCAGCGGTGAACGGCGCGTTGATCTGCACCGTGTTGGCGTCCACAATCACCGTCACAAACCGTATTTCGCCCCCGCTGGCAACCGCTTGGTTGACGTTCAGACCGTGAGACGTTGCAAAAGCCAGCGTGGTGTTCGAGTACGATGCCACCATCCCGCCGTTGAAGAGCAGTGGCGCCGCGCCCAATGCCGCCTGAAACAATGGCCCGTATGCCGGACCTCCCGCTGCGGACTGCCAGCTCGTCATGTACGTCTGTAGTTCGAAATTCGTGCGGCGCCGGCCGCCCGCCGGCAGCCCGGGAAACGTCCGGCTTCCCGTCTTGTCCTTCCGGTTGGTGACCTCTAACTGCTGCTGCACGGTCAGCTTGAGCGCCGGTATCCGGTTGCTTGCTGCGATTGCCGCCACGCTGCCATACGCGCTTTCCAGCGCCGCGTAAAAGCGGTTTGCGTTTGAGGAAATGTAAGAAGCCATCTTAGTTAATGCTCACTCCAATCTCGAATGTCACTTTGGCCGTCTGCACGAAGTTAGTTCCCCCGCTCTTGACGGCGCCGAACGTAACCTGATATCCGCCCGCATAGTACATCCCACAACCCCAGTCTCCGCGGCTGGAATCCAACGTCTGCATCACGGCGCTTGTGTAAAGCTCCAGCGTGTCTTGCAACCCGTCCAACCGGTCTTGGGAATGCCGCACTTCAATCGCCATCTGGGAAATCCCCGAAAAGGTTCGGAATTTCTCCACCAGTTGGTTCGCGATTTTCTCGCAGTAGACGTTCACCGCCGGGTACGTCACGGCCGTCGCCCGCTCCACCAGTTCGAGGGCCACGTTCTCGGGCGTAATCTGCGCCGTCCCGAGCGGCGCAACGGTTGTCGCGCCGCTCAGCACCAGGGCCTCCAGGTTGAGATTCACGCCGCTGGGCCCCGTCAGCAACTGTACGGTCTTGGCCGTGACCGTGTTTCCTATCGTTGTCGGCATCAGCCCCTCTGTACGATCCGCGCCAGCGCCTGCACATAGCTTGGAGCTTGTCCGTTCCCCGGCTTTCGTCCCGTCGCGCTGATCCACACCGGCTGTACCCAGGCCGCCCCGACCCCGAGTGGCGGGCTGTTTTGCAGCGCCATACTGTCTGGGTCCATGCCGACGTACACGTTCCAGCCGGTGGCGTTCGCCGGCGCCGGCCCGAGTTTCGCCGAAAACGAGCTGGACGCTGTCGTAATCGCCGCTGGAATCGCGCTCGCTCCTTCTTCGTTCACCCGGTTCACCCAGGCTGCGGTCACGTAATAGATGTTGTCTGGCAGACTACCAGGCGCTGCCGCCAGCGCGGGCGTCGCCGCCCGCGGCACCGGTATCGACGCCATCCCGGTTCCAGTCTCAATCAGCCGCTCGCGATATTCGACGGCCGTCTGCTGGAATTGGTCGCGCTTGCCCATGTACCGGTCGTTCAGTTGGCTGCCGTACGCATCGCTGTATACCAGCTCCAGCGTCCGGTAGGCGAACCACAACTTGAGTGCCGTTGTCACCACCACGTTTTCCAGGCTCGGCTTTCCCACTGCCCAAATCGGGCGATCCGCGGCGCTCATCCTCTTCAGCAACGCATCGAGGTCCAGACCGATTTCTTCGTGGGCCAGTTCCAGCTTGCGCGTCACATCGATCCTCTCGGTGCTGGCCACACTCGCCAACTGCGAGTCCAGCCCCGCTAACTGTTCAATGCTGGAAGGAGGTCCGTCCGTGAATAGTGCCATGCGTTTATGCCTGGTTCTTGGCGCGCTTCCCCGCGTCCTGGATTCTGTTCCATTCCGCCACTGGAAGGAACGTCATCTGCACCTTGGCCGCCGCTGTGGCTTCGTCCGCCGCCTGTTTGGCTTTGGCCCGCGCCTCGCGAAATGCCGCCGCGTCCGCTTCCTTCGCCAGCCGCGCTGTTCCTTCCACAATCAGCTTCGCAGCCAGTGCCGGCGTCACTTCTGTCAGCCTGCCCGCGGTTCCCCCGTCGGGCGTTTCGCAGCTCTCCACCACCGGAAATGGGTCGGCGATCTTCGCTTGAGTGTCCCGTATCTTCTGGTAGTACAGTCTCAGATCCATCCCACTCTCCTCGCAACTCGGTGCGGGCCGGCCGCCCTGCTACTCGGCCGCTGGCCCGCTTCCCGGCTCCGCCTCGTTAGGTGTTTACCTGCACGCCACATGCGTTGCGTAGCACGCCGCATCCGTACAACACATCCACCGTGAACTGCTGCGCCAGCGTGTTCGGCTGGTAGCTCATGACTACCCGCATGCCGAAGTTGCCCAGTTCGGCGTACTCGGCAATCGCTCCCGTTCCCGGGAGAGGTTGCGGTAGCCGGCGAACCACCAGGCCGATCGCGTCCCGCGTGAACGCCAGGTTGTGCGTGTTTGCCGGGCTGCTTGTCTTCGGCACGAATTGCGAACGGAACACGTAGAAGTCTTTGTACTTGCCGATCGTCCCGTCAATCAGTGCCGTCAGGCCGGCCGCGCCCGCCGTCTGGAACTCTTCGAACAGTGGAATCTGCCTCCAGGCCGAATACGCCGCTGAGTCCACAACGATGTATTTCGGTTCGCTGGGGGGCACCTTGGCCAGGAACAGAGCTGTTTCCGCCGCGTCTACCGTGGCTTCGGTCAGCGCCGTGCCCGGCGTCCCTACCGGCGTGTTGGTCGTGAAACCCGCATACAGGTTCAGCAGGTTGGTTTCGATACTCTGCGCGATCGCCGCCACTGCCGGCTGCATGTAGATCTTCAGCAGATCCGGCACCGCCAGAACCTTCGTTACGTCCGGAATCTGGAAAGTCGCTTCCGCGTGCGTGTTCAGCACGATCTGCGCGTTGCCCAGACTCGGGTTCTGTAGCGTAACCGTGCTGCCGTCGGCGATGTTGTTGGCTACCAGCGTCGGCGGTATCGGCACGTTCACCGTATCGCCGGCGTTTGCCAGCACTGGTTCGTAATCGCGATTCACCAGGTTGCCCATCACCAGGTTTCCTACCAGCACCGGCAAAGCGTCCGCCGCTACCAGCTTCACAATCGCGCTCGCGACGTTACTAGTTGTAATTGCTCCCATTCTTTCTCCTTGGTTTGTACTTGCCGGCCTTTGGCCGGGTTATATCTGCAGACCCTTTAAGGTCTGCGACGCCACGCGCACGATTTCCTCTCGTACTCGCCGCATGTCTTCCGCGCTCATGCCCGGCCGGATTCGGTCGATCGTCACCGCTTCGCCTCCGCCCGCCGGACTCTTCAGCATCCCTGCCATTCCGCTTCCCC